CCCGGAGATTGCGATCCTTTCGGTTGCAATCTGTGTAATCCTGATCTTTTTCTTTGTTCTTTTCCCCAAAGGGAAGAGCACAAGGTTCTAGATTTTGGATATACATCGGCTGAGGTTAAGCGTTTGTCTAATGATCTTAGTTCAGTGCATCTTGCACAAGCTATTGATCATATCTATCCTTTGCGTCTTAAACCTAATGATCTGTTCCATCAAGGATACAGCTCGTTAGATCAAGATCGTATGAATAGTGACATTCGCCTCCTCCAGAAGATCCAAAAGGTTGCGGATCTTCTGTTCAGTGCTTTTGGTCCTCTTGATCCTGTCAGTTACTCAAACTGGCTAGAAGAAAGAGGCCAAGGCATTGGCTTTAGACATGGCAAAGGCGCAGTTGCGGAGAGATTAAAGAATCATGAGAAATCACGATTCCCAAACTGGCCGCACAAGCTTGAACGTGTCTTTCCCTGGGAACTTTGCGGAAAAACCGCAGGGTTCACTGGGGACCGTCCACCAAATCATGAGGTGGCCGGACGCCTGATGTGTGTTCCGAAGACCGCTAAAGGTCCTCGGCTCATCACAGCTGAGCCGACATCACATATGTGGTGTCAACAGCTCATCTGGTCCTTCCTTAAACGGAGGTGTGACGAACTCTTCGGAGTTCAACTCATCGCGTTTAGGAAACAGGAACTGTCAGGTGACATGGTTCTTAAAGCTTCCCTAGATAAATCGCTCGCATCCGTGGACTTATCGGATGCTAGTGATCGTCTTACGTGTTGGACCGTGGAGCGCATGTTTCGTAGCAATGCTTCGATCATGATCGCTCTGCACGCCGCACGTACGCGGTATGTTCAAGATACTGTCCGTAAAGACATTCTTGGACATTCCGACTTCCTTTCCTTAAGGAAGTTCGCCGCGCAGGGTACTGCATCTACTTTCCCAATCATGAGTCTTGTAATGCTCGCTATCGCTCTTGGAAGTTCCATGAGCGATAATGATCGTGTTACATGGTCACGATTAAGGGAATTAGCTGCCTTTGTACGTGTTTTCGGTGATGATATCATCATACCGACACACGGGTACGAGCGACTAGTGCGTGCTATGGACCTCTTAGAACTTAAGGTGAATACAGCGAAGAGCTATGTTCACGGTAAATTCAGAGAAGCCTGTGGCACGGATGGATATTGTGGGGATGTTGTAACCCCCGTCCGTCCTAAAACACTAGTTGCCGACAGCCCGGCTTCGTGTCAGGCTGTAGTAGACACTTCCAATAATCTCTTTAAGAAAGGATTATGGTATGCATCACGAACAGCCGATGACCTACTTCCTATTTCGATACGAAAGTATCTCAGGATCGTGGGTCCAAACGAAGCTGGAGTCTCCGGTCTCTCGTCCTATGTTGGAAGCGATGAACGCCATCTTATTCAAAGATGGAATTCTCGCCTACATAGGTACGAAGTCCGAGTTCGGCAAATTCGAAGCCGAACTCAAGACCTGGAGAGAGGCGGATTCGACGCATTGTTGGACTTCTTTACCAGAAGCCACAATCCAATCAATCCTAGGATTGTTGGAGAATACGTCAACCGCCGGAGAACGATCTCTCGTTCTCTATGGGAGCCCCAGATCACTGATGCTCGGATACATCATAGATATGATCCGC